ACTCGAACTACTATCTCTAGGCCCGAAGGTTGATTTCTTATACTTACTACCTTTAGGCCATTGCTTTCTAATAAGCTTATCAAATTCTTGATTGTTTCCTGAGTCTCCATTGTTACTCATCTAGTCCTAACCTCTTTCTCAGACCTTCTAATCCTTCTTCTATAACTACTGAGTTGACATCAGAACCTTGAGGTAATGGTATCAGTTCAGCGTGGTCAACTTCTTGTAAGACTTTCTCGGCGAGTTCCATACCCGGATTGCTACCATCTTTCTTTCCCTCGTCATTATCTGCAAGGATAAGTACTCGTTTGTATCCCCCGAATAATCTATTGAAGTGTGGTCTCCATGCTTTGACACCCGGTACTCCAACTGAAGGCAACAGTTGGCTGGCAATAGCTGCATCGAGTTCTCCCTCGCAGATTGCAACAACATCTGAAGGTTTTTGTAGATCGACTGCATTGTAGAGTCGGGCTGGCTGATGCATTGGAGCCATGTATTTAGGGCCCGGAGATCCATCGACTCTTCGGAACTTGAATCCTGCCACCCCATGGACAACTCTGTATGGGATGGATAGCCAACCGATAAATTGCACATGGCTAGGGTCACAATCTACTGGTACGGTGCCGAGTAGATGAGTTTCTGCCAGCTCTTGACTGAACCCTCGCCCCTGTAAGTATGCCACCGTCTCTTCGTTTATCTTTGTTTGATAAGTCGTAGCCAGCTCTTTTAGCAATGTCAACCGCTCTATCGATAGCAACACGAAAATCTATCCCTTCTTTCCACATCAACAATGAATACGCATCTCCACCAACACCACAGGTATGACAGAAGTACAGTCCAGCTCTGTCTCCATCAGTAGACATAACCGCAGATCGTCTAGTGTCGTCATGAAAACAACACCGGACTGCCTTTGAGTAGCCGTCTCTAGTCTCTCCACCGTAGTGCCTGACTACAGCTTTAAGCAGTTCAGGATCGGCTGCCATAATTATTTCTTCTTCGCAGTAGTTTTCTTTTTTACTGTCTTTACTTCTTCATCCCACAACTTGGCAAAGTTGTAGAAATGATTTGGATCTTCCTTGCGTTTGTGGAAGTAAATCTCATCTGAGATTTTGTAGTAGCCCCACTCAAGGAAGTGATAAAGGGCAACACCTGCTGTGACAGATAGGATTAGTGCTAGTGTCTCATTCATTTATTAGCTCCATAAATTCGTCTAGTTGGATAATTACAAATGCTTTACTGACATTGCTTTGCCTTCGCTTGGCAATGACAAGTGGAATAACTCGACCATTGTTCTTTCTTCTCTTCATCCAGTTATCCCTTTCAAGCACCGCTTCTTGTATCCAAGGCCCGGGCTTGAAACCTTTTTCATTCTTAGCCTCTACTACGAAGTAGACCTGTCTGTTTAAGAACCAGAGATCGCCTTCATCATAGTTGCCAGAAAGTCTTAATCTTTCTGCTATTAATTCTTTACTTCGGAAGTAATCAATTAAATCTACTTCCCATTGCGTACCCTTGCGTTTGTTGGCTCGTGAAGTTTTGCTGTCCAAAGTTTATTACTCCCGGTCTCATGTCTGCTCTACCCTGTGCATTAGCATCAGCTATCTGAACTCTTGATGGATCTATAAGAAGAGTAGAATACTTAGTTCCATCAGCAGAGTGTTCACCGAATCGGTTCTTAACAGCAGCAACTCTGAACTCTCCATACTCTGGATTCATTGCAATAGAAAGAATCATCGAAGGAAGCTGTGAAGCTTTACCTAAGATGGCTCTTCGTGGTGCTGGCTTGTCTGCATCGTAATCTCTTTGCTCTGACATGTGTGTAAGAGCAAGGACACAGGCACCTGTCTTTCTAGCAACATGATGAAGTTCGGACATGATTGCCCGAATGCCTGACCATTCTTCCCCAGTAACGGACACGCAATTCATTAAGTTATCTATCACGACAAGTACCGGTGCCATGCCATACACCTCGCCATAGGCAAGGACTTCGAGTTCAATGGTGTCTATATCTGGTGACGGATCAAAGACCCACTTGATATGTGAGCTTTTCTCAGACAACATTGAATCGAAATAGTGTGAATCCTGATCAAGATAAGTCTCCACTTGTTGTTGCGGAATCCCACTCAAAGCAGCGACAGTACGAAACATCTGTGTTATTGGATCCGTATCGGCAGAGAAATACAAAGTTGGTACCTGACTTTTAAGTGCATATACCAAAGCCATAAGACTCTTACCAGAGTTTGGTTGCCCAGCGATTAGGCATAGTTGTGAATGACGGAACCTCATCCCATGAAGCTTCAATGATTCCCACACATCGGGCAATGGTTTCGCTGAAGAGTTTGTACTGTGTACTGCTTGAAGTAAGTTCAACATTAGGCTGCTATAGTTCGCTTTCTTTCTATGTTGCAAAATCTTCGGATAAACTTTCTATCATATGCAGAGGAAGCTCCCCAATAATGGAAGTCCTCGTTATGTAATGCCCAGTTAAAACAATCTTTTAAGAGTGGACATTGACTACAGATCCCTCGCAGAACCTCGTAGTGACTGAAGTCTTTTTCATCTGTACAGAACATCTCTGATCCTACAGTTGCACAAGCTTCCTTGCCGGTGAAGGCCGGATACTTAGGTGTATCCGGCTCCACCAGTTCGATTAAAAACTTTTGGTGTTGTGACCTCATGGGTTACTTAATCCAAATAGTTTCGGCCTCAGCCACTCCTTTACTGAAAGGCTTCGGGCCTTTTACTGGATCGAACCAACCAACATAGGCTTTTCCAGCCTTGGATATTCCACGCTTCTTAGCATAGAAACCACGACCATCGGGTAGTGGTGGTGCATCAGGCAGACCATAAGTCCACTCGTTTCCGTAGCGATCTTTCAACGCTTCTACGCCAATGCTTGCAACTGGAGTATTAGGTTGTGCTGGTGCATTCCACTTATCAGTAGTAATAACAGTTCCACCCAAAGCATTCGCTATCTGTTGGGTAGACATTGGCTGTGCAAACGCATTAGCCATTGCTTGGAGTAGTGCCTCAGCACCACTCTGATCTAGGGCTTCAGACAATTTCTGTGCAAAGCCTGTATATGTTGCATCTGCAATTACAAAGATTGTTCCATCGTTTGTCTTTGTAGATACTTGAAAGCCGAGTTCAGCCATCTTATTTTTCCTCCGTGTGTTTGATGTTCAACCGTACTGATTCTTTTCCGGTTGTTTTCTTTGGTACAAAACCCATCTTCTCTTTGACCTGTTCCTCATCAACGGATTGACGAGCTGCCAGAGTTGTCCAGCTTATCTCTACGCCAGACAATGTTCTTCCGAAGATACCTTCGAAAGTAGATTTCAAAGAATCAGATTTTGTTTCTAACTTTTTGATTTCGTTATTAACTTGTAGATATTCTAAGGCATTGCTATCCACCTGTGGATCATCAAGAAGAATCTCCGCCGGTGTGATACCGCCTTTTTTTAATCCAGTACACCCCACTTCACCACTTGGATCATAGTACTTGCAGTAGAACTGACAGTAACTAGCATCCTTTGCTGGTGGTGGTGCCTCATCTGCAAACTCAATATTGCGTAACCAGTTGAGAGCTTCTTCGGCGATACTTGGATCGTATGCCTCAGAGTGTACTTTGATATCTCGTTCATCCCCATCTCGTGGTATGCCCACAAGATTTACAGTTTTAACTTCGTAGCCATTCTTGGCTAAGAGGTAACCATAGGTTTGAACCTGCCAGATTTGTTGCCTTGATGGAAAGAAATTAAGATTCTTGATCTTAACAGTTTTCCAATCGACAACAGCACCAGATGATTTAATATAGAGATCGACATGGGCTTTTATTCCATCTGCTTCGACCTCAGTTTCAACAAGATATTCTTCCTGCTTTGGATCGTGCAATGCAAGAGCCTGTTCTATGGCTCCGTGAATTGCAGTACCCATAATAGCAGCAAGCTTTAACTCATTGCTATTGGTCTCAGGTTGTTCATGCAACCTGTACCAAACCTTGCGTGGGCAACCACCAAGTTCTGATGGCCCTACTTGTGTCTGAGTTGATCTACCTCTTAAAGCATCTTTCTTCTTGAGGATATCAATCAATACATCTTTAATTTCCTGCATTGGCTTCTTCCTTTATCTTCATTTGTCTTGCATATTCTTGCCAGTAGAGTCCATAGTAAGCGACATCAAAACTAAATCGCTTCATATGTTGAGCCAATGCACCGGTGTGTGCATGAACTTTGATTCCACATTCCTTTAGTTTCCTAAAGAAAATAATATCTTCACCGACAAACTTATCCTTACCTAAATCTTTCTCAGCAAAGAATGATTGATCCGGAAACTTCTCTCTTAATTTTGGAACTATTGACTTGTGCATAAGAACTAATCCCATACCTGCACTATCAACTTTAATTAGTGTGTCTAGTGGAAGTGGGTGGATAAACTCCATATTGTACTCATCTCCTTCTTTGTCTAAGAATATAGCCGGCATAGGTGTCATTAGGCTGGCCTCCATTCCTTTAGATACAAAGTACACCCCAGATACGACAGGCCGTGAGATCTTATCGGCAGCATCCCAAAGCTTCTTTAATATGTCTGATGTTAGAACTACATCTGAATCTACCCACAGTAACCAGTCTGTTCCCACATGATCAGCCCATAGTTCTAGAAGATCCATACGCTGTCTGGCAATCTGATTGCCTTGGACACGAATTGCATTATTAAAAAATATCCCATGCTTTGCAGATGTAAGTGTTGTGTATAGCAAGCCCTCT